CGGGTCTGTACCATCCACAGTTGGTGACGGACTACGCTACTCCGGAAACCCCTGATGTACCTAACCAGCTCTACCCGGTTCTGGCCGGATTGGCCTATCAGCAGCCCTTGCTTATCCCGCGCAACTCAACAGTCAACCTGCGCGAGGCCATACTCCGCCGGGTATTCTATCACAAGGTTGAGGGGCCTTGGGAGCTGGTACCCCGACCACGCGCCAGCGTCTACAGCGAGTTAACACTGCTGACTGACCGGATGCTCTTTGATCCGGTCCCACCACTGACATACGACGAGTTTTTGCGTCGATGTCCCTCTAGCAAGAGGACACTATATGCCAACGTAGTGGAGGATTTGAAGGTCAATCCTTGGATTATTAAGGATAGTATAATAGGACCATTCACAAAGGTGGAAAAGACGCTAAAAGAGAAATTTGACCCGCGCGTGATCCAGGCCCGACCTCCGCGTCACCACGCGGAGTTCGGGAGGTACATTCTTGCTCTGGAGCATACTGTCTATCGTGAGATTGATAGACTATTTCCTGGCGACCACACTATCATGAAAGGCCGTAACGCGATGAAAGTTGCAGAAACGTTTGACTCGGCCTGGGCGGAGTTCGAAGACCCCCGGGCCATCATGATGGACGCGTCACGCTTCGATCAACACGTGAGTGTGGCTGCCATGAAATGGAAGCATGAGGTCTACCGCAGGTGCCTGCGGTTGGACCCAACCGAGGCTGCCTTGTTTGAGCAGCTAGTACAGTGCCAGTACAAAACGCTCGGCCGGACCAAGGAACTCTCGTATTGGGTTAAAGGAGGTCTGTGCTCAGGCGATTATGATACATCCTTGACGGGGTGCCTGATTGTCTGTGCGATCTTCTACGAGATCCTGGAAGGCCAGTTCAAGTACCGATTCATTGACAACGGGGACGACTGTGTCGTCATCCTTGAGAGTCGGGAAGTTGAGCGTTTCACGAAAGTACTCGAGGAAACCACACGGCGGTTTGGTTTCTATTACCGGGTGGAGGCGGTGGTGGACAAGCTTGAGGAAATCAAGTTCTGCCAATGCCACCCGGTCCTCAACTCAGCCGGCCAGCGGATCATGACACGCGATCCGCGCGCCGTGCTCACCAAGGACCTGGTTATCTGCAAGCCAGGCCTAGGATTTGTTGGGGAGGCACGTATCTACCGCGCCATTGCTGATGGCGGGCTCGCTTTGTACGGCGATATGCCGGTGCTTGGTAAACTGTATGAGGGCCTGCGGTCCCACTACAGCAAGTTCAAGCCTGCTAAGGGTGATTCCCTAAGCTACAACATGCTTCAACTGGCCAAAGGCGTTAAAGTCAAACGGCGCCAACCAACAGCGGAATCTCGAGAGTCCTTTTACCACGCGTTCGGGCTAACGCCTGCGCGTCAACTCGAGATCGAGGAGCGGCTTGGTCAGCCATTCCAAGGGGATATCCCGCTGGATTGTGAGTGGCCGGGTTTGTTCTATGAGCTTTAAAATCCAACTGCCAGGCGTCAACCTGGGCTCTGGTCAGAGCATAACAGACCGCTCAAGTCATGAGAATAAACATGGATCCTCCCGGGAAGAGGCTAAAAGCGCCCCAATCTTGGTTATTGAGTTATAACGCACCACATTGCCTGCGATAAAGTGGTGCGGCTACAGGCCAGATGAGAGTGGAAGACCTTTTTAGGTCTATGACGTTAACGTCCGCTTAAGGGAGAGAAACCCCAGTAGGTTACGTCACACAGGCTATGACAAAGAGGAATGTTGCTTCCTCCGCGTCGAGATCAAATGCAACGCGAACAACAAGACAAACAACCGTCGTCAGGTGCCCGGGGGGGCCCGGCGGCGTTCAGCCAACACCCCCCGCCGCTCGAACGGTTTGCAGGTCACTAACCAGCCTGCGAACCAGTCATACTCCATGTCGCCGATGGTGCCCACCCCACGTAGGGAGGGCATGCGAACCGTCGTGCGCGGTCGTGAACAGTTCGCGACCCTTTCCGGCAGCACAACGTTCAGTGCCGCTGGATACAGTGTCAACCCCGGCCTAGCAGCCCTTTTCCCTTGGCTGCAGAAGCAGGCCGAGGGGTGGGAGCAGTATCGATTCCGCAGGCTCGCTGCGATCTACGTTCCCTCGGCCGCCGCCGCATCAACGGTGGGTCAGACTCAGCTTGCCTTTGAGTACGACCCGTCCGACGCG